AGAACGATGTTGGGACTGGTGAACCAGTTGAGGACTTGAGGATGTCACGACGCTCAAACGAGTGCGAACGAACGTCGCCCTTGATGAGTGCGCGGATCATTGCCACGTCTTCTTGAACTGGTGCTGATGCAACAGGACGAACCTGGTCTGCAATCTCACGGGTTGCTGCGTCCATGCGGAGTTCGCGTGATTCATCTTCACGGAGTTTGGCAATGGTTGCTGCGCGCTCGTTCAACTCGTTGTTCAAACGTGCGTAGGTCTGCTCTTCTTCTGCTGAGAGGTCACGCTTTTCGGCTGTGGCCACGTCGATGATTGCTTTGGCTTGGTGCCAGGCTTGCTGACGAATCTCAACTTGACGGTCTAGATATTCTTTCATGATTGTTTTCTGCTTTCGGATTGTTGTGGATGGGGATACGCAGGGAGTTACTACTTCTCAACCTGATGCGGCTCCGCATTCAGCAACATCGCAGCGGCTCCGCTGAACAATGCAGTGACCAGATGTTAGGCGATGGTCTTCAATAAATCAAGGTGCTTCGCCATCACGCCTAGACGCGCTGGTGCAACTTCTTGAATCGGTTCAAGTTTGGCAACAGTTTCACGCAACAACATCGCATGATCATTCGACAAAGTTTGACCAGATTCAAGGTTCGTAATTGCTGCTGCGAGCTGATCGGCATCAATGCCGGTGCGAACCGACAAGGCATCAAGGGAACGAACAGATGCTGAGGTTGCTGTGTATGCAGGGAATCCCGTGACAACGCTCACTTCAAACAGTTTGATCTGACGCAGTTCGCGTGTCATCCCATCATCGGAGAAGTAGTCGCCACCATTAGGAACAGAGAACCCGAACGACATCGAGTTGACATCTCCACGCTTCATCAACACCGACAGGTCACGACCAACCGATGTATCTGGCAACGAAGCATCAACGAACAAGCCTTTGGAATCTTCCGACAAACGCAATGTCTTCGCTTTGGTTGTGGCCAACAGCATGCTTGAATCGTGGTTCATGTACATTCGCACATTGTTCCTTGACTTCAAAGTCTTGGAGAACGCGCCAGGCATAATCCGTTCAATGAACGGCAACGGTTCAGAAGGGGAGTTGAACACGGCTGCATATCCTGTGAACGACATGCCATCACCGTTCTGATCTTGTCGCAGTTCAAAGTCATTGGATGTGATGCGTCGAGTTTCCACAAGTTCTTCCATGCCGCTAATACTAACAACATTCCCAGACAAGGTTCTAGTGGACTTCGGATGCGACTTCGGAAGAAGATCGTTGTCACCAATATATTTTGCGTTCTCAGGTCTGCCGTTACGCAACAAATACAAGAACGCATTGACCCGTGCATACGACCATTGATCGCGTGTCATACCTGGACGATGCGAAGTTGAATACGCTCCAGCTCCTCGACGGAACACTGTGCGCAACATACCAACCGTTGCCCGTTTGCCAGGGTTGTCACCGACCTCATCGTTGTGTTCTTTGGCTTTGTTTGCCAAACCTGTCTCAATCGCTTCTGATAATTCAATCGTCTTCCCACTAGCAGGAGCCTTCGCAGACCCAACAGGATTCTTGTCTGATCCCGTGATCTGATCCTTTGGTGGGGCAGGAGCATCAGCCCGTTCATTTTTGATTGCCTCAGCCTTTGACATAAACCAGTTCATCGCAGGTTCAGGGTCTAGTGGATTGATGCCCCACAAATAGAATGCAACAGCACCGGCACCAGGGAACTCTTTGTCATCAGGATCAGAGTTCTTTGGTGCATCCAAGTCCACAAGATGTCTCGCACCCCAAGCGTTCGTGCGAATCACTTTGTCTTCAGTGATGTCACCACGCGCCATGTCCCGTGCTTCACGCACAGTGCGATCCACCAAACCATCACCAGCCAACCCTTGACCGTAATAATCCAAACCCTTGCGAGCAGCCGAACGAATATACACAGGAATATCCAACGACACTTGACGAACCTCATCTTCAACAACATCTTCCTCCATGTCATCCAAAACTTCTTGTTCTTCGTGGTCTTCAGATTCCCAAGCGTTGCAATACCAACCGCCAAGAACATACGCATCCCACTTCATGCAATACGCCTTCAACTCTCTGCCATCTTCTTGAATCATGTCTTCGTTGTAGTAATGGCAGTTCCCACATGCTCGACCTTCAGGAACATCAGGAGACAACGCAGGACGATAATTGTCCGGCAACGCACGTTCGCCACCAGGTTCCAAACCCTCACCGATAGAGATTGCAATCATGTGATCAATCGCATCCTGCTTCAACTTATGACAACCAAGAACTTCACCGTCTTCCTTCACGGTTGCCCAACCTGAACAATCAGGTGACTTGTCAGTTATGAAATAAGGCATCAGACCAACAACAATACTTCAGCATCATCATCCACGATGGAGAACGTGACCGAACCCAACGCACCCACATCGACACCACCAAGCCGCGACCCAGCCCGAGCCGACACCAACACAGGTCGTCGAGGCTTTGGAATCTCAACAACGATCTGTTCTGGTAGTTCTTGTTTCTTGACTGGTGTGGCAGGTTGTCTCCACCAACGTGACCCCGAAGGGGGGATCACAGGTGGTTCAGGTGGGATCACTGTTGCTGTTGCTGATGCAACCAGCCCATCCAACGGTGCATCAAGTACAGGGAAGATGATCGCTGACGCTGAAGCCGTCGCAGACAACCCACCCAACGACGCAGACAACACAGGGAAGATCGTTGATTGCGCAGATGCCGACGCGCTAAGCCCATCCAAAGGAGCAGACAGAACAGGGAAGATTGTTGATCGCGCAGTCGCAGACGCATCCAACCCACCCAACGACGAAGACAAAACAGGGAAGATCGTTGCTTGCGCAGATGCCGACGCACTAAGCCCACCCAAAGACGATGATCCTGTGGCAACAGTTAGGAACTGACCGCCATCAAGAACAGCTGCGCCGTCAAGCGTTGACGTGTTGAGAATGAACGCTGCGCCACCACCAAGCCCGAAGCCTGCGTTGTCAAGTGTGGTTGAGTCGAGGACGAACCGTTGAACGGCCATCACGAACCTACGATGCGAGCGTCAATGAGACGGTGAGATTCCCTGCACTAATCGTGTAGGTGTCACCTGCCGTGTATGCACCAGCAACGATTGTTCCAGAGAACAAGAAGTTGCCTGCACTGATATTGTCCCAACAGGTGAAGTGCGTTGCATCTTGTGAACCAGAGATATTCGTCCAACTGATATCTGCATCCGATGTCAAACCACCAGCCGTCGCAGCACTGAACGACACAGCCTTGCGAGTCGTCTCAGTTGCAGGACTTGCTGTTCCAGCAGCACCAGGATCATTCGTATGCAACTTGATGTATGGCTGAGCAACAGCAAACGACGTGTTGTTTCCCAAAGCATCCATCCAAGAGTTCCCCAAGTATGCGCTGATTCCGTGTGCCATTAGTCTTCAACCCTTTCAGTGATCGTCAAAATCCGTCCATCAGCGTCACGCTCAACGGTGCGAACAGTTGGCTTCGACTGTGGCATGTTGACACGAACCACAGTCTCAGGAACATTGATGATCGGCGCAGGAACATTCACAGCCGGAGGCGTATAGTTCAACACCACTTCAGGCATATTGATATTCATATCCTGCGACTTCACTTCATACACCGAAGCAGGATCAGCAGGATTGATCGTTGACAACGCTTGCAACTGTGTTGAAGGAACACCAGTGTGCGCGATCCTTGGCAACTCCAACGCGCTCATCACCTCAGCAGGATCAAACCCCGACAGAATCAAACGCTGAGCAATGACCGACTTGCGATCCAACTCAGACAAGTTCGCAGCAGCAATATCCACATTCGCCAACGGAACCCGATACACATCCCCACCCTCAGTCGGAGCCATGTCCTCTATGCGATGGATGTCATTGATTGACAAGAAGCCTGATTGTAAACCTGTTGAGAACGCTGCATAGCGTGAAGCCTGATCGCCACGCAACAGACCGTCCACGTTGAACTTCAAGAATGCGCGACTGTCCAACAACTTCTGGTATCCATCCTCAATCTTTGAGATGTACGGACGCAACGTGTGCTGAACGAAGTGAATGCCGTTCTGCTCTACCGACGCATACGACATCGCTCCAGCTGTAGTCACACCAAGCATTGATGGTGGGCATCGGAAGATGCGACCAATCTCCTCGATGGCGAAGCGGCGTGATTCTAGGAACTGTGCCGAATCGTTGTCAACAGTTGTCTTCGTAAACTTCGCTCCACCAAACAACACACCTGGACGATGCGACCTGCGCAACCCTCGATGACCTTCCTCAAACGATGACACCAAATCTTTGGCTTGCTCACGGGTGAGGTTGCCTGGGAACTCGATGATGCCGGACGCACTTGAACCTTGACCGAAGAATCGTGCAGCGAACTCCTCCAACGCTTTAGCCAAACCGAGGTTCTCTTTGATCAGGTCAATCTTGGAACGGCCACGCATCTCACCTGGCAAACGCATCTCGGTGATGTGGATCATGTCGTCGGCTTGAATGACATCACGGTTCTCGAAGATGAAGATCGGACGACGTGTTATCTGATCACGGGAACAGTCGACACGCTCAGGGTTCAGAACAACCAAACCTGCAATCCCTTGATCGTCGCGCAAGATACGTGTGAACGAGTTGCCATTCAACAGCAACGACACCAGCACTTGTTGGAAGTGTTCGGTTCGGGTCACACCAGACTCAGGGTTGTCTAGCCACATTGGTCGAGGTCGGAATGCTTTGCGTTCTGCACCAACCCGAATGTAAGTATCGACAGGTAAAGTTGAAATCGAATCGGAGATGAGACGCACACAGGCGTACACTGCTTCGATCTTTAGTGAATCTATTTGGGTGACTGTGGTTCCAGCGTTTGTTGACTTGGCAAATCCGTCACCGGCTGCGAACAAAGACTGGAATGAGATTGCACGTTCCTCGGTGCCTTGGTTCAGAAGTCGTGACAACATTTACTTTTTGACC